ATATGGGGGTGACATATATTTACCAAAAATACTAGGGGCAAAATAATTTTAAAAAAATACTTGACATATACTAAATATATATGTATAATAATATATATAATATATAATAATTATTAATATATACTAATATCTACTACATATGCAAGGTATTGTTAGTATATATTTTATTTTTCTTTCCTATTATAAGGATATCTATGGATATAGAAGTTAATCAAGATAATATAAATACCTTATTACCATTTCTGGAATTAAATAATCTATTAAACACTACTATTGAGAGAGAATCTAAAGAAGATTTTCTAACCTTTGTACGACTCATGGCTCCAAGTCTTGTTTCCGATTGGAAAATGGGTAAACACATAGAGGTAATATCCGATAGATTAAATAAACTGGAGTCTGGCAAGATCAAAAGGCTTATGGTCTTCCTGCCTCCCAGAAGTTCCAAGTCTGTTATCTGTTCCAAGTTGTTTCCAGCATGGTATATTGGTCGTCATCCTGAACATGAGATACTCACAGTGTCTCATAGTGATCAGTTATCCAGTGATTTCGGCAGATCTGTCAGGGATCTTGTCAATGATGAGAAGTTTCAAAGCATATTCAAGGGTGTTTCCCTGAGAACCGATGTTAGAGCAGCAGGAAAATGGAAAACAAACCTTGGTGGAACCTACTATGCTGCTGGTGTTCGTAGTCAAATTGCAGGACGAGGTGCTCACGTAGCTATTCTGGATGATGTTATGTCCGAAGAGGACTCCTATTCAGAGGCTGGTCGTAGATATGTCAAGGAATGGTACCCTGCTGGTCTAAGAACTCGTATTATGCCCAATGGTTCCATACTTATCATTAATACTCGTTACCATTATGACGATCTATGTGGCTGGCTCCTGAAACAAGAGCAGGAAATGGACCAATATGAGATTATTCCGTGGGAAGTTATCAAGATACCTGCATGGCTGGACGATGAAGCCTCTGAACTGCTGGATTTACCTGTTGGATCTTCTTATTTCCCTGAATGGAAACCAGATAAAATATTACAAGTAGATGAAAATGAAATAAAAGCCTCCAATGGGGCAAGATACTGGAATGCTCTGTACATGCAGAACCCCACTCCAGAAGAGGGTGGACTAATAAAGAAGAAATGGATAAAATGGTGGGAATATGACGAACCTCCAACATGTGATTTCATATTACAAACGTATGATACGGCCTTTTCTACAAGAACTACGGCTGATTTTAGTGTAATTCAAACATGGGGTATATTCTCCATGTACGATCAGGAGGATGATGGAAAAGAAAGTTACATCTCTAACCTTATTCTTCTGGGAAATATCAAAGGAAGGTTTGAATATCCTGAACTCAGACGTATGACACAGATCATGTACAAAGACTACAGACCTGATGTTTGTATCATAGAAAAGAAAGCCAGTGGACAGTCACTCATACAGGACATGAGAAGGAGTGGTCTTCCTGTCATGGAATATCTTCCTGACAGAGACAAGGTTAGTCGTGTCTATGCAGCATCTCCCATGATGGAATCAGGAAGAATATGGATACCCAAGAATAAACGATGGGCAGATGATCTTCTGGAAGAACTCATACAATTTCCCAATGCAGCTCATGATGATCAGGTAGATGCTCTCACTATGGCTATTCATTACATGAGAGAGTCATGGCATCTGTCACATCCTGATGATCCTGAATGGGATGATGAACCCAGACGAAAGAAACGAGTTGCCTACTGGAGAACTTAATTTTTAAAAAGGCTTGCATTCCATTCTGTTTTAATGTATAATAGTGTAATGGGGAAAATTCATGGCAGTTGATCCAGCAATTATGAATGCGTTATATACCAAGCTTGGAATGTCTTCCACTAAAGCTGAACCTACAGCCATGCCTGAAGAAACTATTTCTGTTTTAGAAAAGCCTACACCTCCCGGTACTCCTTCTGTAGCTATGTCTGAACCTAGACCTGAAAGATCTTTATTGGAACGTGCAGGTAGATATATTCCTCCTGAATTAAGAGAACTAGGAAGAAGTATAGGTGAAACTTATTTAGGTCAAGAATTTCAAGATAGACCTGTTCAAACTACTTTAGAAATGGTTGGTCCCGGTGCAGATATAAATGTAATGAAGGAAGCCAGTGCTGAAGTAATTCCTAAATTTATGGAAGGGGATATACTAGGCAGTATAACAGAATTATCAATTGCTACAGTTTCTCCTTTTCTAGCAACATTGCCTTTTGCCAGTATGGGAGGAATACGAAAAGTTATAAATAAGAATACTCCTACCATTACAGAATCTAAAGCCCTAGATGAGATTGGTGAAGCTACACAAACAATAAGAACAGGAAATATAGAACCACCTGCAAATACAACAAAAGCATATAAATTATTTAATATTGATAAAACTGGTAATCTTCATCCTTTATATATTAAACATGGAGAAGGTGCTCCTCTACCATTAAATAAGTGGATCAAGGCTGAAGCAGGAGAAATAAATCCAGAAACAGGAAAAGTAGTAGGCCAAGGTATTAATGATTTAGCATATAGACCGGGATTTCATTCAGGTGATCTTCCTATCGCTACACATATTGGTGGAAAGATAGATCCCAAGACAGGAAAAAGAGTAAAAGGAAAACAGCCTGTTAATATTAGAGAAGATAATCAAGTATGGGCAGAAGTAGAAGTAGGAAATGATATTGATTGGCAATCTGTTGCTAATAGTAGAGCTTCGATTGTTAAATCTGGACCAAGAAAAGGAAAATTAAATACTCAACAAGCACAAATTCAAGATCAAATTCCTGAAGGTGGTCATTACCGATATAAAACAAATCCTAATATGACAGGTAATTGGTTAATAAGTGGTGAAGTAAAAATTAATAAAGTATTAAATGATGCTGAAGTTAAACAAATTAATGATGCAGCAGGAGTTGCTGATCTTCCTCGAATATCAGAATTTTTAGAACAATCTAAACCTAAAATTAAAAGAACAAGAACTAGACCTCAAGATAGAGATTATCCTACTACTCGTTTAGGTGATAAACTTTCAGATAAAAATACTATTCAATTTTTAGAAGATCATGGGTATACTCAATATACTCCTGATTTAAGTACTAATAAAGATATGACATGGGAATATATAGATGATGGTATAAGAGCTTATACTCCTTATGGAAAAGGTATAGAACAAAAAACTTTCAATAATCCAACATTAAAAAATATAAGACGTTGGATGGGATATAAACAAGGTGGTTCCATAGTGGAACGTAATCCCAATACATACAACATGAGAGCAATATAATGGCAACAGAACGAAATCCATTTGATAGAATAGAGAAGGAGATAACAAATGTTGTTCCCATGAATCCTGTAGCTATGGGAGAAGAACAGGAAGCAACATTTGAATTAGAACCTGACGGGGGAATAATTGTGGATTTCTCCAGCATCATAGAAATGGAAGCTGAAGAACCAATAAAGGAATGGTACAGTAATCTTGTAGAGAAACTGGATGATGATGAACTCAGTAAGATTGCCGAGGATGTCTATAACAATTATGACTCAGATAAAAATTCCCGACAGGAATGGGAATCCATGTTTGAAAGAGGCTTTGATCTTCTTGGCTTGAAACTACAGGAAGGTTCAGAACCCTTTGAAGGAGCTTGTACGGCTGTTCATCCTCTTCTTATTGAATCAGCAGTCAAGTTTCAAAGTAAAGCATCTCAAGAGTTGTTTCCCTCTGGAGGTCCAGTAAAGACACAGATACTTGGTAAGTCAACTCCTGAAAGGGAACTGCAATCCAATCGTGTCAAGAACTTCATGAACTATCAGCTCACAGAGCAGATGCCAGAATATTTTGATGAATTTGAAAGAATGCTTTTTCATCTTCCCCTGATTGGTTCAGCCTTTAAAAAAGTTTATTATGATGCAAATCTGAAACGTCCTGTTTCTGAGTTTGTTCCCATTGATCAGTTCTATGTATCTTACTATGCCAGTAATCTCAGAAAGGCAGACCGATACACACATGTAATTTATCGTAGTCCAGTAGATCTGGCAAAGGATGTTCGTGCTGGTATTTATTCAGACATAGAATTACCAGATGCTACCAATCCAGAACCAACAGCCTTTGCATCCAAGATGGATACAATACTGGGATTGTCTCCCACAATGGATACAGATCCTCAATATGTTTTACTGGAACAACATTGTTTTCTAGAAATCAAAGAACCTAATTCAGAAGAAGGAATTGCTTTACCCTACATTGTAACAGTAGAACAGCAATCTCGAAAGGTTCTTTGTATACGTAGGAATTATAAGCCTGAAGACAAAAATAAAGAACGAGTATCACACTTTGTTCATTATAGATTCGTACCGGGGTTTGGTTTCTACGGTTTTGGCCTGATGCATTTCCTTGGTAATCTAACCATGAGTGCAACAGCAGCAATGAGAAGCCTCATTGATGCAGGTCAATTTGCGAACCTGCCGGGTGGATTTAAGGCCAAGGGTGTTAGAATGGTTGGTGATAATGATCCAATCAGTCCCGGTGAGTTTAAAGAAGTTGAAGCTACAGGTATTGACTTGGCGAAGGCTATCGTTCCTCTCCCCTACAAAGAGCCTTCCTCGACACTGTTTCAAATGTTAGGTTTTGTTACAGCAGCCGGTCAGAAGTTTGCCGACAGTACAGAACAAATTGTATCGGAAGCATCTTCCTATGGTCCTGTAGGTACAACAATGGCACTACTGGAAGCATCCAGTAAATTTTTCTCGGCAATCCATAAACGATTGCACAAAGCTCAACGAGATGAATTCAGGATTTTAGCTCACATAGATTATGACTATCTACCAAGTGAGTATCCCTATGATGTGCCTTTTGAAAATCGGAATATTTTTAAATCTGATTTTGATGGAAGAGTGGACGTTATCCCCGTTAGCGATCCTAATATTCCATCCAATGCTCACCGCCTTATGATTGCACAGCTTGCTCTTCAAATGGCACAGCAATCACCTCCCGGCATGTTCAATCTGGAAGCCCTGAATAGAACAATTCTTAATGCTGCCAATATGCCTAACATGGAAGAAATACTTCCTCCCAAGCAAAAACCCAAGCCGCTTGATCCTGTTTCCGATATCATGGCTGCTGTAAAAGGAGTTCCAATTGCTGCTTTCCCCGGTCAGAATCATGATGCTCATGTTCAGGTCAAGACAGCCTACCTGCAAGATCCCATGAATGGAGCAAGTCCTATCATGCAAAGGATAAAGCCTGTTCTGGAATCCAATATACAGGAACATATGATTCTGAAATATCAGGAACAGATGAATGGTATTACACAAATGGGGATGCAGGAAGTAGGACCACAAGGAGCCAGTGTAACAGAAGCTATCATGGCCCAAGCTGCTCAACAGGTTCTCAATGCAAATCAGGCAATAGGTCAAATGCAATCTCCAGAACAACAGTTGGTTGCCATTGAAGCTCAGAAATTACAACTGGAGCAGGAAAAACTTCAAATTACTGCTGCCAAGAATGCTGCCGATGCTGCCTTGGATGCTCAGAAACTTGAACTGGAACAGGCACAACTTACGATAGATTCCTTTGTGCAGGGACAGACAACAGAACTCAAGAAAGAAAAGGCTGACATGGACAGGGCCAGTAAAGAAACCATGAAAGCTATTGATGTTCTTTCCAAGATTACTATCGAACAGGATAAGATGGAAAATGATCAGACATTGAAAGCTCTTGATATGATGATCAGTACAACCTTGGAACAGAAAAAACTTGACATGAGTATAGACGAAGTTAGAACAAAAGCTCTGGAAAGAATTGCATCCATGCAAGACAAGGATTCCAGAGAAAGAGATTTTAAAATGATAGACATTGTAAAAGAAGTCATTACCAAGAAAGAGAAGGAGAAAGATAATGCCTAAGTATGGAGGGACTCACTATCCCAATGATGAAAAAGGAAAGACTGATGGATATCCCACTCATGTAAGAAATGATGACCGTGGTATTACCAACGGCTATCCACAACATGTTTCTGGTAAAGTTAAAGATCTGTATGGTAATTTTACCAATCGTTCCATTGACGATGGTGGAGCTGGTACAAGAGCACGTAAAGGTGTTCTAAACGAGCGCCCAGATTCTTCATGGAAATATCCCAAACCAATCAAATAAGGAGAATATTAATTATGTGGACAACCCCAATTGTACGTGAAGTTGCAGTAGGACTCGAAATTAATTGCTATGCATGTGGAGAGCTATGAACTTCTTAAATAAATTATATAGTCGTATTGATGCTCCATTCTGTATTGCATTTTCAGTTATAGGACTTATTATTTTAGCAGTGGTTATAACTTAATGGAAATATGGGATGAAGTAGTAGCAAATTATAACGATGAATTAAGTAAGTTAAGAAATATATTAAGTGATGGAAATGCAGAAACTTATGCTCATTATAAACAATTAGTAGGACATATAAGGGGAATTGAGTGGTGCAGACAAACCTTCACATCTATTGTTAAAAACCGTATATATGAAGAAGAGGAGTAAATGCAACAGGTACATTTAGGTAATGCTATTAAGAATGATATGTGGATAACAGAGGACGAGGTTAAAGATCCAAGTCCTTTACCAGAGTTACCGGGATATCATATACTGATAAGACCAGTAAGTGTCAAAGGTGTAACAAAGGGAGGTATTGTACTTCCTGATTCAACCAAGGATGATATGGCCTATCTTACTACAGTAGGGAAGGTTCTGTCCATAGGAGAGTTAGCCTATCAAGATGAGGTAAAATTTCCCAATGGAGAGTGGTGTAGAGAAGGAGACTTTGTTTGTTATGCCAAACATGCTGGTCAGAAACTATTCTATAAATCTGTTAGACTGATCTTGTTATTTGATGATCAGGTTATCTGTAGAGTTGAGCATCCAAAAGATCTTGATCCTACATTTAATTTAATGAGTGGATCATAAAGACTTGCATTATGTTTAATTTTATAGTATAATAGAGTAATAACGTAAAACCGTATGCCTCGTAAGCAACGAAAGGAATTAAAATGGCTGATAAAGAAGAATGGACTGAGGTAGAAACGACTAGTCCAGACAATAAAGAAGATAAAGTTGAATTTGAAGTAGAGGAAGAGGAAGAGGTAAAGGTACAGGCAGAGCCAGAAACGGCCCCAAAGTCAGAACCAGAATCACAAGCAGTTGAAAAACCTAAAGAAGAGCCACAGGAATTAGAGGGCATAGAAACAAAAGGTGCTCAAAAAAGAATAAGGCAGCTAATTAAACAGAGAAAAGATCGTGATGATAAAATCTCTGAACTTGTGAAACAGAATGAAACCTTGAATACTCGTTTAAGTTCTAGGGAACAGGAATTTCATAATATTAGTAAGTTAAATCTGGATGCAAATGAGAAACAGATTACAGATAAACTTGAACTTGCCAGAGCAGCCTATGCTTCAGCCCATGAAGAAGGAGATTCAGGAAAGATATTAAAGGCACAAGAGTTTTTAAATGAAGCACAGAATGATTTAAAAACTTTAAATGTCACCAAAGCTAAATTTAAAGATGCACCTACAGAACCACAGCAACTACAACAACAAGTGCAACAGCCACAACAACAACAACCTCAAGTAGATCCTTTGGCTGTTGAATGGGCAGGAAAGCCAGAAAATGAGTGGTTTGGTAAAGATAGAGTAATGACAGCAGCAGCTCTTGCTCTGGATGCAGATTTAAAAGAACAAGGTTTTGATCCAAATGATCCAGACTTTTATGATGAGATTGATAGTAAATTAAAAGAGAACTTTCCTCATAAATTTACTGTAAAAGAATCGGTGCAGGAACAACCGTCACAACCTGCTCAAGTAGTAGCGGGGGCTTCACGTTCAACCCCTAGCTCTAATAAAAAAGTAAAGCTGACGAGAGAAGATGTAAGGCTTGCTCAAAATTGGGGTATACCACTTGAACAATATGCTGCTGAAAAGCTAAAGGTAGAAAATGCCGATGGTGAATACACAGCAATTAAAACGTAACGTGGAGGAGAAATTATGACACGTATTGAAGAATCACGTAATTCTCAGTTAAGGGAAAATGAAACCAGAGAGGAAACAGAATACGTCTTTGAAGAACCAGACGCAACTCATATACCTCGTGGAGTTGAAGAAAGATTTAAGCAGCAGGACATGTCGTTAGGCTGGTTAAGAATCCTTCTTAATGGTCAAGATGATTATCAAGAGATTGGTAAGAAGCAACAGCAAGGATGGGAATTTGTTACTCCTGATGAAGTTCCTGAGATGGGAGCTACTTCTGTCGTGAGGGAAGAAGGTCGATATGCTGGAGTTGTCTGTCGTGGAGACATTGCTTTGGGAAAAATTCCCACAGGTAAGCTAGAGGCTAAAAGACGCTTTTATAGGGAAAAGGCAAATACGATGTTGGAGGCCGTTAATTCTCAATTAATGAACTCTTCCAATTCTAAAATGCCAATTTCCAATAATAGTAAATCGAGAACATTTAAAGGACGAACTCCTACGTTTCAGGACTAGTCTTTAAACTGGAAGGAGAAACATTATGTCTAGTACACGAGCGTTACGTGGCTTCCTCCCGGCTCGAAAAAAGGGACAGAATTATAATACAGGTGGATCTAGTACTCTAATTTCACCTACTACTATAACTCGTGCTCCCAAGAAACTGTATACTGGTGACTTGATTTGTATTGAAGCTAGTGGTACTATTTCTGAATCTATTGGTGCAACCTTGAAGCCTTCGGGTGTATTCATGGGCTGTAACTATGTAGATACAGATGGTAGTCAAAAATTCTCACGGTATTGGCCGGGAGAAGCTATCACTGCTGCAACCAGCATTGAGTTCCATGTCATAACTGATCCTGATCAGACGTATTACATTCAAGGTAATGCGACCTGTAGTCACGGTGAGACTTGTAAAGTACTTAACTATGTAGCAACTGTTTCGACAGCTTCTGCTGGTAGTACTAAAACAGGTCAGTCTGCATTTTTTGTAGAAACCTCGGCTGCTGGTCTTGAAACCATTGTAGGTAATGTGCGAGTTATTGGATATGCTAAAGATCCGAATGAAGGTGCAGACGGACTTGACCAATATCCAATGCTAGAGGTCTGGTTGCCCACGCATCGTGATCGGTTTGCGACAACTACAGTATCAACGGCATAACTAGGAAGGAAATAAACTATGGCTATTAATCGAGCGAGTATTGCCAAAGAACTTCTTCCCGGTCTAAATGCCGTCTTCGGGACGGAATATGGTCAGGTTAATGACGAACATAAATCACTTTATGAAGTCGAAAATTCTGATCGAGCCTTTGAAGAAGAAGTTCTGTTTACAGGTTTTGGTACGGCTCCAGTTAAAGGAGAAGGTGCTGCTGTATCCTATGATGATGCACAAGAGAGTTACACTGCCCGTTATACGGCAGAGACTGTTGCTCTGGCTTTTGCGATTACAGAAGAAGCAATGGAAGACAACTTGTATGATACCTTTGCTAAGTTACGTGCCAGAGGTTTGGCCCGTGCAATGGCGAATACCAAGGAAGTCAAAGCTGCTAATCTGTTTACCAATGGCTTTACTGATACGATTGGTGATGGTGTTGCATTCTTTGCGACGACCCATCCAACCATTTCGGATGGTAATCAGAGTAACATCACGACTGCTGGTGCATTGGCTATTGGTACTCTTGAGAGTGCCATTACTGCCATCCAGAAGATTAAGGATGATCGTGGTATATTAGTAGGTGCCAGTGCTGTATCTTTGCATATTCCTGTTGATCTATGGAATACTGCTGATACCATTTTGAATACTCCCGGCAAACCCGGTGGTTCCAATAATGATATCAATGCCACTCGCCATATGGGTATGGTTCCCGATGGGTTCTATGTCAATAGGCGTTTCACTGGAACGGATGATTGGTTTGTAAAGACCGACGTTCCAAATGGTACGAAGATGTTTGCACGTACTCCACTTCAGACTAAGATGGAGCCAGATTTCGATACCGGCAACCTCCGATTTAAGGCACGAGAGCGTTACAGCTTTGGTGTCTCCGATTGGAGAGGCTGGCATGGGAATGCTGGAAGCTAAAAGCAAATGATATGGGGGGAGTAATGCGTTAGCTGCTCCCCTTATATTATAAGAAAGGAATTTAATTATGGCTAGAAAAACTACTAAAAAGGGTGGAGGCACTGTAAAAAAACATCTTGGTGGTCTTCCACAAGGTTATAATGCACGACTTGATGAATCGCTAGGTGCTCGTAATAGAGCCAGAGGAAATCTTGCAGCCCGTAGAGCAGAGAGTGAAGGCATGGAACGTGCTCTTGGTCGTGGACCTTATTCTGGTGCCAGAACTATGGCAAAGAAGGGTGGTTCTGTACGACGTAAGAAGGGTGGAACTGCTTCACGAAAAGGTGGTGGAAAGATCATGGTTGGTTATAAAGCCGGTGGTAAAGTTTAGGGAGATTAGATATGCCCCAAAAATCAAGTAGACAATATTATGATGAACTTGCAGATTTATCTTTTTCTGATTTAGGTAATTCTAAAAGAGCTTTAAAAAT